CCGTGTTTGGCTGCATCTGCGGTCGCCGGACATCAAGGTTGCGGGACTCTGGTCGCTGCCCTTCGGTAAAAAACCGAAGGAGCATCTTCCAGCCGTCTATTTCGCAATCATACTTGATGGACACCAAGTCCCAGACTTTGAACTCTAACCGTTGAAGGTTTTTGTTCGTTCGTCTTAACTTGGGTCGGTGGGCTGCAGGAACATCAACTAGTGAAAGGTCAGTATAGACTTGACCTCTCTCAGGAATACTCCCGTACACCTTAAAAAGGTGAGACGTGATATATTCATATGTGTTGATGAATCGTCTAGCGTACAGAGCATTAGAATATGCAATGTATGAAGCGTAGACGTGCGGGCAACGTGTTGATGACCATACCGTTCTAAAACGAACGGGCGTCACTTCGATGCCTCTATATGCATCAGTGCCGCAGGATTCTCTAAAGAATCCTTTGGTGCAACTCTTATCGCGGTTAACTAATAACCCAAACGATTCGAGGTGTTCGATAGCGTCCGCGGCAAAGGCCGTTGGGACTATCACATCATCACCGTATACTAATATACGCTCACGCGTATACGCATCTGGAGCAGCGGCGCTCAAGATGGACCAAATACAGAGTGCTAGAATGGGAAAGCATAACGCTGAACCCATTGGAGCAAACTTATTTAGTGTTCTAATCTTGCCGCCCGGTAACTCCGTCGACAAAGACCTGCAATTCATCAGAGCGGTTAATACCGGTTCTGGGAATAGCAAATGAACCAAACCAACCGATACGCGATCACTAGCCTCTTTCAAGTCTAGTGTCGAGTATTTTCCAGTTTGGGAACCCCAAAGGGCCCCAATCTGGTTCGGTCGCTGGTTTGTGAAGTTGACATTCCATCTTGTTAAAGGATGGGACTCAACCCGCTTGACAATGGCCCTTGACAATCCTTGCTGTATCCACTGGAAATCCAGCGGTTCACAAGAGATCAGTCTCGGCCCACGTGAATCCTTCGGCACGAGTACAACTCGTGCGGGGGATTCATCCCCAGTTAAAGCAGAAATGCTTTGATAATCGTCGCAAACATGGCCAAGAGACGCATAAAAATAAGCGTCAATCGGGTACGTTTCGGCAATTCTGGGGGAGATATTACTGAACGTCCATTTGCGTTCGTAGCGTTCTCGAGTTGAGACCGCTCCGGGGCCATGGGACGGAGTAATATCCCGTTCGTCAAACCCGCGGAAAAGCCTTGAGAGGCGTTTTCGTGCGCGTTTGATGATACGATCCTTTCCGTACCAGTTGAACTGGATGCGGGAAGGAATAGTAGTGTAATCAACGCTACTCGCGAGGTGCGAGAGGCGAAGACTAACGTCAAGCAGTTCATCATCAGTCTTTTCAAACTGATCGATAACTTCTTGTTCTTGGTCTTGTTCATATGGTAGTTCAAGCTTGTAAAAAACAAGCAAGACTTGTCGTATGGATTTGATGCAACTAACACAGGGAGTCGGAAGGACCCACCCGTCGGGTGTGAAGATACGTTTGAACAACCCACCTAAGAATTTAGGGAGTTGACTACCAGTTTCTTTGACGAAACCAGTAGAGTTAAACGATACTTCTCCTTGCAAGGCAATGTCAAATTGCTTGCAAAGACGTGGCAAGGCCTTTGTTAAAAGGCCTATTCCTTCCCGTGCATAGCGCGAGGCCAACTTACGTTGGTCAAGCTTCAATGCACGTGGTGTATATACTTCACTGTGTATAGACTGGACGTCTATCAGCAGTGTGGCGACTACTTTATTGTAGTCTAGGCTCTTCTTTTGGTCCAAAAGGTACCAATCCTAGAGCATGTCCACACAGCCGGTAGTTCCCGCGCGAGGGTTATACCTCGGCAGCAACGACCTTGGCAATAATGCC